TCTGCGGGCAAACTGCCCAGCTGGCCCCGGGGCCACTTGATCCGGAATTCTGTGTTCTCGGTTAAGTCTTTAGACATTAGTTCTACCTCGGTTGAAAGTTTNTTTTGGGTTTCAATNATACCAAAATAAGCCCAGGTCCCGATTGCGACCATGCAGATCAAAGAGGCTACCGTTTTCATCGGCATCTGAACTGCTGCTTCTTCTGATATTCTTAAAGGTTTAGGCATTATCTCATTCCATCTGGTTTTATATCTAATCTCAATGTACCAAATCTCCACGTTTGATCAACCGCGCTATTAGCTATCTTAACACTAGCAAATCTTCCTCTGGCTCTGGTATTAAATTGAGTAGAAGAAGACGATACAGTGAAAGGACTGTAAGGACTGGTTGTTCCAGTGCTAGAAGGGAAACGTTTGACGGTTAAAGTAACCACTGCGTTCCCTGTTAAAACTTTAAAGTCAGGAATAAATCTACTAATAGATAAATAAAATTGACCGGCTCCTTGCATTTCTAAATCTAAATCAAATGATTCTAGTTCAGCAGCAATCGCTGTTGAAGAACCATTAGGATTAATCTGATTGTTTCCGGTTTCATGTTCAAAATATACCGTCTGTCCTAATCCACTCTCGCCAATAACAACAGGAAAAGTTCCTGTCGATGAGGAATTAAATTTAGTGGCATAGGGATTAGGATATACAGTTGCCGGTAACCAAGATGTTCTAGCAGCCGTACCTGGATACCAGACTCCTCCTGGAATTTTACCCCCTGCAGATTCTCCATAATTATAAATCGCATAGCGATCATTATAGTCTTCACCTGCTGTTGGGTAATGAAACATAACTTCAGTAAACAAATTGTTTACTCCAGCCATGATCTGTTGACCTTTCGTCGTGTCAATATCGTCGTAAACATAGTCTTCAATACTACAGCTTAAAGATTTAACTGTACCATCGAAGAGGAAGAAACCTTTTGAACTCATCCAGTAAGCTACACCATCAATTTCAACGACAGCATTCTTACCAATCAATCCACAGTTAGTTCCTACTTGTTCAAATCCAAATGTAAATGGAGCCCCTACATATTTCATCGTATATAAAGCGGTGTCCGTCCAAATAAGAACATTATCTTTTGCTTTAATAGCTCCTACAATTTTTGTTCCATCTTGTAATCTTTGACTACCTGCACTGTTCGTAGCGGTAGCTCCATAAGTATCAATAGTATCTTGGTCCGAGAACGCAATGAACATATCATCTTGAGTGGATGGGGTTCCAATCGTTGTTTCTGTTCCAAAATGAATTAAGTGTCGTGTGACCGGAGACATCATACTAAAACGACTAGCCGTTGGGTTAGAAGTTGTAATATAATCTGTTGTGGTCATGGCTGCACGGGTCGTGAATCTTGCTGCAATACTNGAGTCCCAAGTAAATGTTTTTCCATTAGCCACTGTTGCAACTAANACATCTCCAAAGTTATCTAAAGACCAAAGCCCTGGTTCAAGAGTTACGGTTGAAGCAGCGACTGCATTTCCCCAGCCAGTATATTGAGTTGCGTTATAAACGGTTGTTGTATTTGGATGTTCAACATCATCTGTTCCTTTAACTCCTCGTGTAATTCCAGAAATAGTATTTGTTCCTGTGTTATTAGCTGAGTAAGTCATGAGTTCATCTTCAATCAGTAAAGTTCCACTGGATGGAAACGAAGAAGAGTCTGTTAAAACAACTGAAGTCGCAGCTGCAGCAAATACACCACCATTATTAATCGTAGTGGTAGCTACCCCTGAAATCGTTCCTCCAAAATTTCCTACACCAAAACCATATCCATACGTTTGAGCTGCTGGACCTACGGGTTGATAAGGCATCACGGTCATACTTCCCCCTGAACCTACAGCGGTAGAAGCTTGGTTTAAAGAATCAATAGTAAAAGTGGTAGTCGTTGGAACCGTTAAAACTTGAAAAAGTTTGTCTTCAAAATCTGAAGCCGATAATCCTGTTCCTCCTGGAAGAGTTACCGTATCTAATAAAATAATATCTCCAGCCTCTAAATCATGATCCGAAGTTGTAGTGATGGTACAAGTTTTAGCTGTCGTGCTATCCGTTGAGAGCGTTGAAGTAGCAAATGAAACTTGAGCCCCTGCTGCATCTGATGTCCAGGGAGTAATATCATAGAGTTGGCCTTCATAATAAATTAAAAGAAATTTATCTGTGCCTAACGCTACGTATCTGTTCCCATCTAAATCAGTAAAGGCATGTTGAGCTCTACAAATTCCTACAATGGTATCTGTTAATAGAGAAGCCCAGCCCCCCACTTTTTCTGGAAGACCATATCTAAATCTAACATTGTCAGAATTAACCCAACGTTTATCTGCACCGACTTGAGTTTGTTGTTTATCTATTCCCGGAAGTAGTTTGAAATCTACAAGAGCCATATGTCTAGCTCCTATGATGCGCTATTCGTTTTATATATCCAACCTACTGTAGCATTGGCATATACTAACGTAACAGCCTGCCCATTAGTTTGTAGATCTAAACTAGAAGCTGCACTATTAATCTTTTCAGATCCATTAGGTGAAACCGTTAAGTTGTTAGAACCAAAATAATTTTTACTATCAATAATTGTTACTTCATCTCCGATAGTACCAGCAGGTAAAGTCACCGTGAATCCTGTTCCACTAGTATCACAAAAAATCTGATCTCCCGCCACGGCTGTATACGCGGCCGTATGAGTCACATATCCTTTTTCAAGCAGAGCCATCGAAGTATTAGTTCCATCGGTATAAAGAACCGCAGTAGAACCCACCGGCATAAAATAACCTGTTCCTCCAGATGTTCTAACTCTTAAAGTATAATTAGTAGATGAACGATTTGTTGAATCTTTAACAATAAAAATTCTTTTGGAAGTTGTAGGAAGAATAAGTTCTCTCGCTCCCGTTAACGTTCCTGTTAAAATATAAAATAAATTCTTTCCATTTCCTGTAGCACCATCATTGTTGACTAATGTTACATCCGCTGCAGCTACATCTACTGAAAGATATCCTGTTGCCGCTTGTTCTAGAATTTCTAAATTGGTATTAGTGATCGTACCCCATAGCCCAGCCTTTTCACCTGTAGCTACTTTTTCTAATTTTAAATCTGTTGTATATGTACTTGCCATATGTCTCCTATAAAGGGTCTATTGGGACCCAAACACCATCAGTATCGGGATCAATTGGTACCCACGTTATCACATTTGCCTTGCTAGCGCCAGTGCTAACTAGGATCTCAGATCCTGTTGGAACCACTGCGCCCGTGATCGTAAATGTTACTGTACCACTTCCTAAACTAAGTAAATTAGTGCTTGGAAAGGCATTGTTAGGAATAGTTACGACTACTCCGGCTCCGTTATTATAAACCTGGATTAGGTTTGTACTAACTAAAACGTGTGCTGATCCAACTTCTCGGATAGCAGCGAAAGCATTTTGGGCAAAAGCATTAAGACCTAGCATGGTAGTGCCCTACCTCGCTACGCCAGCTTTAGAATTACTAGACACTAGTGGAAATTCTGCAAATGCCGCATACACACAAGTGCTAGTATTAATTTCTGTACTTGTAGTTCTTACTTTAAAACCATTGGCATATAAACCTAGTTTTTGTACTGCACTTGAATTTTGTGCGGTATCATCATTAACATTTAATGTATTTTCTGTTGTGTTATAAGGACTACGTTTTGTATCCCAAATTTTCCATGGTTCTGACCTATCAATATTTTTTATTATAACCATAGCTGGTCTAAATCCTGTGTATATAAATGGACCATCAACATTTGAATTCCCTTCGTATGCTCCAAAGGCACTGTAGCCCTTCACATCAGAAAAAGCATACATAATATTATTTTTACCACTACCATTTGATTGACCATCTGAACCTAAAGAAATTACACTACTTGAAGGAGCTGTAGAGTTCCACATAGCAGTTCCAGTAACTTCTGCGGCAGTAGTATCTAAAACTAAATAATTTGTAGGATTCATACCTGTATGCCAAACAGCCCAAGGAGCAGTATCTCCTAAACTTTTTGTTATAAGCATTTTTGGTGCAGAAGATAATCCATGAACCATTGTTGCATTCGCACCTGTGCAAGTATAATGATAAATTCCAATACCGCTTGTAGTGTTAATTGAATAAGCTGTAGGTGTTATATCTCCTGATGAAAAATCAACACCTGATGTTGTCCTGCTTTCCAGCTCCAAGAAGCAAAGTCATTGGCATTAAGGTTAATAGTATTATCATCACCAATGGTAAATCCATCACTATCAAAACTTTTTAATCTAGTTGAAGATGTTGCGTCAGCATTAGTAGCTCCAGTATATAAATACTTAGTAGCTCCTCTTACACTATCCATCAACATGAACGGATAGGTTGTTTCTCTATCTTTAACCAAAAACATATCAGGTTGCATAGCTGTTGTGTCAGGGTAAGTATGAGCTGAAGTAGCTGAACCATTACCTGTATAAAGGAAGTTTTTAAAAAAATCTGATGGTTGAAAAGATATATAAGCCATAATAATTATCCGTAAGTTGCTATGTTGTTAGTACAAATTGCTCTAAAGTCTTTACTAGAGCCGTCAAAAGTTCCTGAGCTCGGGTCGTATTCAAAGGCTCCTATGCCTCCTGCATCTGCTTCGGCTGATGTTACAGCAGTTGTTCCGAAATATCCATTGCCAAAATTAAAATCAGCAACTGTTCCTGTTGTAGCTGTCCATACTCCAG